TCAGGCGCAAGAATTTGCAGGCAAAATGTGGCAAGCGACCGTCACCTTGCCAGCCATGAAACGCGCAGCCGCTGAAGAATGGTTGTCGTTTTTAATTGCATTGCGTGGTCAAGTCGGCACCTTTAATATTGGTGACCCAGTTGCAGCAACGCCGCGCGGATCGGCGCGTGACGCTGACAGCATTTTGATCAACGGCGCTCTAACAAATGGATCAGCAATTGCGCTAGATGATTGCCCAGCAAGCCAAACAGGATATCTAAAAGCTGGCGATTATTTGCAGATCGGCACAGGCCCAACACAACAGCTTTTCAAAGTGCTGGCAAACGCTGACACGAATAGCAGCGGCGAAACAACTGTTGACGTATGGCCGAATGTTCGCACGACGATTGCCGACAACGCTTCGGTCACTGTGCAATCGACGAAAGGCATATTTCGGCTTGCATCAAACGAAACAAATTGGTCAGTCAACGAAGTCTCACTTTACGGCATGACCTTTGCCGCAATTGAGGCTGTTTAAATGAGCCGAGACATATCAACGGCAATAACAAGCGCGCTTGATGATGATGTAATCAAACCATTTTTTGCGGTAGAGTTATTATTTGACGGCGATAAAGTTTTGCGGCTGTGGACTGGGATTGGCACGCTGTCATATGAAGGCAACGATTGGGCTGGCGCTGGCGTATTGTTGAATATTTCAACCGTTGAAGAAACGTCAGATTTGGGCGTCAGAGGCGCCGTATTAAGCATGAGCGGTGTACCTTCATCAGTAATCGCCTTGGCGCTCACAGAGCCTTATCAGGGCCGTGTGGCTAACGTATATTTCGGCATCAATCCAGAGGCCGCGCAAAGTAATCTGACTAAGATTTTCTCTGGTTACATGGATCAGATGAACATCGCCGAGGATGCCGACACGTCAACAATTGAGATATCAATCGAGAATAAGCTAATCGATTTAGAACGACCGCGCACAGCCAGATTTACGTCAGCTTACCAAAAGTCAGTTTTCCCCGGTGATCTGGGCTTGGACTTTGTTGAGGACTTGCAGGACAAAGAAATAGTTTGGGGTCGCAGTGCAGGTTAAATTTGCGCAAGAGTTTTTAATTTCGTGCCGTGACGAGGCGCAAGTTTTAATTCAACAACACTGGCAAGAGATCGCCATGCACAAAAGCAAGATCAAACTCAATCCAAACTGGCAGGCATATGAGGCGCTTGAAGCGTCTGGGCAATTGTCAATTTTCACCGCGCGGTTAAAGGGCGAATTGGTCGGTTATTTTGTGACGATCAATACGCCAAATCCGCATTATATGGATCACGTTTTTGCGGCAAATGACGTGCTTTATTTATCGCCTATTGCGCGGCGTGGCTGGGCTGGTTTGGGTTTAATTAAATTTGCAGAGCGATGCCTGCGCGCTGATGGAGTGAGTGTCATGGCGATCAACACAAAAGTGCATCGCCCATTTGACGCGGTTTTAAAGAGGCTTGGCTTTGAGCAGGCCGAGCGGGTTTATACCAAATTTTTAGGTGATAACTGATGGCAGTCACAGTGGCAGTATTTTCAACGGCTGGCGTGACCGCTGGCGTTGGTTATGTGCTGACCAGCACAGTTACTGGCTATCTACTATCATCTATGGCCGCGTCAATGGTGTTGGGCGCGCTAGCACCAAAGCCAAAATTTGGCGGCGGAATTAGCAGCGGCGAGGCAAGCAATCGCGGATATAGTGTCACGGCCAGCGGATCGGCACTTGATCATCAAATAATATACGGAAAAATGCGGGTCGGCGGCGCAAGGCTGTTTGATCACACAACTGGCGGCGATAATAAGTTTTTGCATCGCGTGCTCGGATTTGCTGGGCATGAAATCGAAGCGTTTGATACGATTTATATCAATGATGAAGCCGCAACGATTGACGGCAGCGGTAACGTCACAAGCCCGTCGCGCTACAGCGGCCACATTAACATTTACACGCATCTGGGCGCGGCAGATCAGCAAGCAGACAGCAACCTAGTCAGCGCGGTGACTGATTGGACCGCAGACCATAGACTGCGCGGGATTGCTTATCTGTATTGCAAATTTAACTTTAATGCAGACGTTTTCCCAAATGGCTTGCCCGAAATCACGGCGGTTATAAAAGGCAAAAAAGTTTATGACCCGCGATCAAGTGCAACCGCATGGTCAGACAATCCAGCACTTTGCGTGCGCGATTACATACTGTCGGCAGGCTATGGACTAGGCGAGGCTGCGGCCAACATCGATGACGTTTCAGTAATTGCAGCGGCAAATATCTGCGATCAGACAAACACGACCGCCAGCACGACACGCTACACAACAAACGGCGCATTTACGACTGCAATACAGCCCGGTGAGTTTTTAACAAATATTCTGACGTCAATGAGCGGCACGCTTTGGTATGCGCAAGGAAAATGGCGCATGAAAGCTGGCGCATTTACTGCGTCGGCATTATCGCTTGATGAAAACGATTTGCGCAGTGGCATTACAGTCTCAACTAGGCACAGCCGTCGTGACAACTTCAACGAAATAAAAGGCACATTCAAAGGCGACGAAAGCAACTATCAAGTTACCGATTTTCCGCCAGTTACAAATTCTGCATTTGTCACGGCTGATAATGGTCAAGTCACGGTCGCTGATGTCGAATTGCCGTTTACTGATAATTCAATCGAAGCGCGCCGCATTGCGCGGATTATGTTGGAAAGCAACCGCCAGCAATTAACGATAAGAGCAAGTTTCGGAATGCGTGCGCTGGCTCTGCAGGTCGGCGACACGGTTGCAATCAGCAACACGCGATTTGGTTGGTCGAGCAAATTGTTTCAGATTGCCGAGTGGAAATTTGGCTTGGGCGATCAGCTTGGTTTCGGCGTTGAAATGACGTTGAAAGAAACAGCGGCCAGCGTATATGACGAGGTCGATGACGGCCTAGTATATGAGCGCGACAACACAACATTGTTGTCGCCGTTTGAGGTACCAAGCGTCGGCATTAGTCTAAGCAGCGAGTTGCGCAGAGTGCGCGGTAAAGTTATGTCAGTTTTGCTTGCCGACATCAGCACAGCAAGCGCGCTGGTCGATCAAGTTGAAGTGCAATTTAAAAAATCAAGCGATACAAACTATTCGCCGCTGTCAGTTTCATCTGGTTACACTGGCACGCTGCGTGCTGAAGCATTTGGCGTCGAAGATGGATTTTACGACGTGCGTGCGAGAGCAATAAATGCGCTTGGCGTGCGCGGCGAGTTTAACACAGTGTCAAATTTCTATGTTGATGCACTAGGCATTGTGCCTGCCGACGTGACAAATTTCGACGGCCAAACAGTCGGATCAACTCTGCACCTCAACTGGACCCCTGTGACTGATCTTGATTTGGCGCACTACATCATTAGATACTCAAATCTGACAAGCGGAGCGACCTATTCTGCGGCTGAAGATTTAGCGCAAGTGGTCAGCAGTTCATCAAGTTTGGCTGTGCCAGCGGCGTCAGGAACCTATTTCATCAAGGCGGTGGACGATACAGCCAGCGGGTCAAACGTCAGTGAAAACGCCGCCAGCTTTGTCATCACAAACGTTGATATTGATGATCTGAATGTGGTTGCAACGTTAACCGAAAATCCAAGTTTTACAGGCGTGAAATCTGACGTGGTTTTAAATTCATCTGGCAAATTAGAGTTGGATGTTTCGACAAAGTTTGACGCGGCAACAGGCAACTTTGATGATCGCACTGGCAACTTTGACGGCAACCCCGGCAGCTTTACGTCATCAGGAATTTACTATTTTGCAAATGATTTGGATTTTGGGCAAAAATACACAAGCCGCCTGACTAATAATGTTACAATGGAACGGTTTGACGTCACCGACACAATGGACCTTGCAACTGGTCAATTTGACAGCCGCGCTGGCGTGTTTGATGGCGATCCAACTGCGTTTAACGATGTGTCTGTTTCTGTTGAAATGCGGCATACGGACGATGATCCAGCAGGATCACCAGCATATACGGACTGGTCAGCCTTCACGGTGGCTGACGTGGCCGCTAGAGCGTTGCAATTTCGTTTGCTGATGACGTCAACAGATACAAACGTCACTCCGCTCGTCAGCGCGCTTTCCGCCAGCATTGACATGCCCGACCGAACAGAGGCACAGGCAGATATCACGTTTACTGGCACAAAAGCAGTCACATTTCCGACAGCGTTCAAAGCAACCCCTGCTATTGGATTGTCGCTTGCAAATCTGACAGATGGCGACCGCTACACAATCACAAGCAAAAGCCGGACTGGCTTTACGATCAACACATTTACAGCCGGGTCAGCAAGCACAAACGCTGTGACTTTGGATTACGTCGCCAAAGGCTTTGGAAAGGAACTATCATAAATGTCTCAACATGATTTTAATATTGCAAATCAGAGTTTCCCGGCAACGCGAACGGATTTAAATAATGCACTTGTCGCGCTGGCGTCAAATTCATCAGGCGCGTCGGCACCTTCGACCACATACGCAAATCAATTCTGGTATGAAACGGACACAAACAAATTACAAATTCGAAACGAGGCAAATTCTGCATGGATCGAAATTGCCACGCTTGACCAATCGGGCAACGTTGTGCAGTCAATTACAACAGCGGGTTTGACGCTTGGTTCAACGGCAATCAGCGCGACAGGTGCAGAGATAAACCAACTTGACGGAATCACGCGCGGTTCAATTCTGTATGGAAATGCAAGCGGTGCAACGTCTAGGTTGGCGGCTGGCGGTGCTGGTACAGTTTTGAGTAGCGACGGAACAGACATTAGCTGGGCGGCAGCAAGTGGCGGAGGCGGTGGAACAGAGTTTATTGCTTCCTCTGGGCCGATATCTAATGCAGCAACGGTAGATTTTACAGCATTTGACAGTTCTAAATATGATTCATACGAATTCAGATTTATAGATTTTCTTCCTGTCACAGATAGTGCAGAGCCAAGAGCAAGAACTAGCTCGGATACATCTAATCACAGTTATGACTCAGGTTCTAATGATTATGATGAGGTTCTGGCAGATAACAGGCGTCAGGGTTATGGCTATGTTGTATACGCAACAGTGGGCAACCAATCAAGTGAGGGTATAAATGTTATCATGACTATACATAATCCTCACACCACAAAATTCACTAAAGTAACCACCGACACCGGAGTTTGGGTAAGCGACCAAGGAGGTGTTCGGCAGACACAAATAAATAATAATTCTGGCTTTGTGAGAAGAGAAGAGGCGCAAGTAAATGCTATTAGATTTTAT